TGATGCGCGATCAGGGGATGAAGGATTACCGCCGACGATGCCTGGAGCACTGGCGCGAGCACTACGGCCCGGTTATCGCGGCCCGGGTCGAGGCGATGGTGCGGGAGCGGTGGAGCTCGAAGCCGAAGCGATGAGGAAAGCCCCCGATGCGCAGGAGATCACGCTGGTGCTGCCGTGGCCGGTGTCGGCAAATCGCTACTGGCGGTCCTTCGTTCCGCGTGGCCACCAGCGCGCCATCGTCACGCTGTCCGACGAGGCGAAGGCGTACAAGCAGGAGGTTGGATGGCTGGCGAAGGCGGCCGGCGTGAGGAAGCCGATCACGGGTCGCGTGGCCGTTGATGTCAGGCTGTACCCGCAGCGTCCGCAGGATTGGGCAAAGCGCGCCGCGAAGAACCCGCTGAGCTGGGATGATGATGTGCGCTGCCTCGATCTCGACAACGCCCGCAAGGTGCTTTACGACGCGCTCAAGGGCGTGGTGTTCGACGACGACAAGTGGATTCGCAAAGACTCCGCCGAGCGCATGGAGCCCGACGGCGAGGCGCGCGTTGTGGTCACCGCGCGACGCATCGGCCTGCCGGAATCTCCGCAGGGGAGCCTGATCTGATGGCGCGCGGTACCCCGATCATCGAGACCTGCCCGACGTGCGGTGTTGGATTTACGGGCTCACCGAGGCAGCGCAACGGGCAGGGATCGTGGCGCAAGGAATGCCCGGCCGGTCACTGGCACACGCTGCACGAGCTGGCGCGCACGCGCAACGCCGAGGCCCAAGAGGCGCGCGACTCGTTGATGGCGAAAACCAAGGCAGTTGGGATCCGGACCGACATCGATGCGATGCGACTGGCGCTGGCGGCGATGTTGGGAGGCTATGAGCGGTTGCTGGCCACGACGCCGGAGCGCTCGCGCGGCGTGATCGATGGCGCCTTCGGAAAGTCGCCGGAGGTATGCAAGCAGATCCTGGAGGCGGTATGAACGCCCCACAAGGGCCGCGCTGCACGCTGGCGCGGTTTGTTCCGACGCAGATGGATGTGGAAAAACTGAAAGAGGACGCTTGGCATGATCACAGGATCCTTGTCGTTGGCGCCGACGATACGCGCATCAACTGGATGGAGCGCCAGGTCATCGAGCAGATCGGTCAGCGCCTCTACGGCAGGTAGGTGCGGCGTGTCTGACCTCGATGAATTCCAGCGAATCCGCCGGCTGATTCCGGAGCGCCCGGACTTCCATCTTTCAAACTGGGGATCATGGCGTCGCGGCTACTTCGGCGTGCGCGGGCATTCATCGCACTCGACCTGTTTGGAAAACATGGGAGGATGCGCAAGCCCAGACGCATCCGATCACGTCTATGAGCGCGAGCTGGGGTATTGGGCGGAAGTCTCGGACGCGATAATTGGGGAAATGTCGATCGCGCACCGGATCGCCATATCGAACCTGTACGAGTCGGCTGTGTGGAAATTCCCGCGTGGCAACTTTGAGGCGACCGTGCTTGAGGCGGCGCGGCTGTTCTGGGTGCAGGGGCAGAAGAGGGATTTGCCGTGACGATGGTCTGGTTCGAGGAAAAGTCACTCTCCATCGCCAAGTGCATGCGCCACCTTGGGATGAAGCCCGCCGGCCCATTCAAGCACAAGATCAAGCGGCGACCAAACACCCGGCCGAGGAATTGGGGCGGGAAACCTATTCAATTCCGCTATTGACTTTGATTAATCGATAACCGCATAATCCCGACCGGCGCCACAGGTGCGCCCAGAGATTCCGAAGCCCGCCAGGTGAAAGCCTCGCGGGCTTCTGCTTTTGCGCAGGTAATCAGCCGGCCCTGACTGCAAGCAGGGGCTTTGAACACGGCGCCGGCCGCTGCAACCGGCAAGACTCCTCCTCGGTTGCGAAAGCGACCGTCTTCGCCCGCCACCACCACGGCGGGCTTTTTCTTTCATGAGGTCCGAATGTCCGCACTGATCACGGTCAAGCGCGTCGCCCGGCTGGATGAAGGCGTGTTCGGCGCCATGCTCCACCTGGGCGTGCCGTTCGCCGTGACGCTGGAGCATTCCTTCCTCGACAACCAGCCGATCATCCCGGCCGGCGTCTATGCCTGCGTGGCGACGCGGTACCACAAGGGCGGCTACCCGACGTTCGAGATTACCGGCGTCGATGGACATTCCAGGCTGCTGTTCCATAAAGCCAACTGGGAAACGGATCTCGAAGGCTGCGTTGGCATCGGCGAGGGCTTTGCGATGCTTGACGGCCGCCTCGCCATTGCGCATAGCGGTCAGGGCTTCGGCGAGTTCATGCAGAAGGTCGGGCATCTGCCCAGCTTCCAGGTCAAGTTAGAGGATTGCTGCGATGAAATGGTCTGATGTCGGCGACTGGCTATCGAAGAATGCCGGCCCAGGCGTCGCCCTGGTTGGATCTCTGCTCTCCGGCAATCTTCCCGGCGCCATCGCCGCGGGCGTGTCCCTGGTGAGTAGCGCCACGGGCACCACGGACCCCGACCAGGCGCTGCACGCGCTGCAAAGCAATCCCGAGGCGATGATCAAGCTGAAGGAACTGGCCTACCGCGACGCCGACAGCATCCGCCAGCACATTCGGTTGCAGGAAGAGGCGCGGCTGAAGGATGAGCAGGAGGCGCACCGCCAGCAGCAGGAGACCATCCGCAGCGGCGACAACGCGACCGACGAGTACGTGCGGCGCACCAGGCCGACGATGGCCCGGCAAAGCTGGTACGCCGGCGCCGGCTACATCGTCGCGATGGAGATCCTGAAGGCGTTTGATGTCGTCAAGACAGGTGCTGTGGTCGAGTTGGCCATGATCATTCTGGCTCCGTCGATGGCCTACATCGGCTTCCGCAGCCTCGATCGGTGGAAGGGCGGGGTGAAGTGATGAGCTTCGACGCGAAATCCGGGATCATGAAGGCGATCGCCGAAACCCAGGACCAGAACCTGAAGACGATCCTGCTGCTGCTGCTTGGGGTTCTTGAGGAGCTGGGCGGCAAGATCGACGCCATAGCGGCCGACGAGAAGGGGCTGCGCGAGGCGGTGCTGAACGGACACGCCGAGAACCACGACCGCGACCATGAATTCGTAGGGCTGCTGTTCCAGCACCGCGAGGCGGCTGCGGAAGAGCGCCGCTGGATCCGCGAGCGCATGGGATCGAACTGCGCCGATGCCTGCACCTGGGCGGAGCAGAGGATGCGCGACGAGAAGGATGCCGCGAAGACCGCGGTAGAAGACGCCAAGGCGGACAAGCGGGCGGCGCGCGACGCCATCATTCGCACCGTTGTCGCCTCGCTTACCAGCGCCGTGATAACCGGCCTGAGCGTTGTCGCCTTTCTGAAGTAACCCGCAACACGGCGATCCCGCCCGGGATCGTCCGGCTACCCGCGAGGGCGCTGAAAGGAAGACCCAATGAAACCGAAGAAGAAGGCCAGTGTCGGCCGTGGTGTCGGCCGGTCGGCTGCTGCCATGGCTGAACGCGAGCGCCTGTTTATCGAGGCCTACATCGCCAATGGTGGCGATGGTGCCAAGGCAGCGCGCGCCGCCGGCTACGCATCGAGTGGCGCCAAAGCCAGAGCGCAAACCCTGCTGAAACGTCCGAACGTCGTCAAATCACTGGCCGAGCGCCGCGCGAAACTGGCGCGCAAGTTCGAGCTGACGTCGGAAGCCGTGATCGCGGAACTGTCAAAGATCGTGCACGCGGATCCTCGCCGGCTGTTTGGCGACGACAACAAGATGCTGCCGATGCAGGACTGGCCGGATGACATGGCCGCCGTGGTGGCATCGGTGGAAACCGATGAGCTGTTCGAGGGGAATGGCAAGGATCGCAAGTTCATCGGCTACACGAAGAAGGTCCGTTTCTGGGACAAGAACAGCGCGATCGAGAAGGCCATGAAGCACCTGGGCCTGTACGAGAAGGACAATCGCCAGAAAGCGAGCGCACTGGCGGAAGTGCTGGCGGACCTGGATGGAAAAGACACAGGCCTCCCCGGAAGAGATTGAGGCGGTACGGAAGAGGCTGGGCAGCGCGCGATGGCGACTGAACAATCTCTACTGGATCACCAACGAGAAGGGGCAGCGCGTCCGCTTTTGCCTGAACTGGGCGCAGTCCAAGCTGCTGGACGAAATGTGGTTCCTGAACGTGATCCTGAAGGCCCGGCAGTTGGGCATGACAACGTTCATTCAGATTTTCATGCTCGACCGGTGCCTGTTCAACAGCAACGTGCGGGCCGGCGTGATCGCCCACAACAAGGAAGACGCCTATGTGTTCTTCCGCGACAAGATCAAGTTCGCCTACGACAACCTGCCGGACTGGTTGAAGGCGGAGCGCTGGGCGGTAAAGAACGACTCGGGCGAGCTGCTGCTGTCGAACAACAGCAGCATCCGGGTCGGAACGTCGATGCGCTCAGGCACGCTGCAATACCTGCATGTGTCGGAGTACGGGAAGATTTGCCGCAAGTACCCGGACAAGGCGAAGGAGATCCGGACCGGCGCATTCAACGCGGTGCATGCCGGGCAGTTCGTGTTCGTGGAGAGCACGGCCGAGGGCCGGGATGGCGACTTCTACGACATGACGCAGGACGCCAAGAAGCTGGACGAGTCGGGGCGCCCGCTGACGGACATGGACTACAAGTTCCATTTCTTCCCGTGGTGGAAGGATCAGCGCTACCGCCGGTCGCCGGCGGGCGTCGTGATTACCGACGGGATGGCGAAGTATTTTTTCGAGCTGCTGACCAAGCACGGCATTAAGTTGGATCCGGAGCAGCGCGCCTGGTACGCGAAGAAATCGGAAGAGCAGGGGGATGAAATGAAGCAGGAGTTCCCCAGCACGCCCGACGAGGCGTTTGAAGTGGCAATCGAAGGCGCGTTCTACGGTACGCAGATGACTTACCTGCGCAACCGCGGGCGCCTGACGGAAGTCCCGTGGGAGCCTAGCCTGCCGGTACAGACCTTCTGGGATCTGGGCATGAACGATTCGATGACGATCTGGTTCCACCAGCGCGTCGGCGCGTCGAATCGGTTGATCGACTACTACCAGAACAGCGGCGAGGGGCTTCAGCACTACGCGAAGATCCTCAAGGACAAAGGCTACTTCTACGGCCAGCACTACATGCCGCACGACATCGCGGTGCGCGAGCTGGGCAACAACGGCAAGTCGCGCAAGGAAGTGGCCGAGGGGCTGGGTATCCGGCCTATTCACAAGGTCACGCGGCCGAAGAACGTCGAGGAAATCCTGGACGGGATCGAGGCGGTGCGCGCGTTTCTGGCGACATGCTGGATCGATGAAGTGAGTTGCGCGGAAGGCATTCGCGCGCTGGACAACTACCAGAAGGAGTGGGACGACGTGGCCGGCACCTGGAAGAAGGGACCGCTGCACAACTGGGCAAGTCACGGCAGCGACGCCCTGCGGACGGGGGCGACGGGCTTCACGAAGGCCGAAGTGCCGAGTGAGGCCGATCTATATCCGGAGGTGGCGTGATGACTGAACCGACGAGCAAGAACTACGACTGGGCGGGCCTGGTGCGCGCCCACGAAGGGCCGGCGCTGCTGGAAAAGCCGACCGAGTACCGATTCTCGAATGGCCGCGAGTTCAAGGCGCCGCTCATTCCCTACCAATCCGACGTGCCGGAGGCTCCCGCAGAATGAATCTCATCCTGCCGCAGATCATCACCGATAGCGCCGGCGTGCCGCTGTCCGGCGCCTCGCAGACGCTGGCGAACAACCTGATCGCGCGGCTGGAGCAGGCCTACCCGGCATTTACCGGCGCCTGGCGGGTCTGCGTCAATGAGGTCGGTGGCACGGTCGAGGTCACCAACATGATGCTGTCCGGGCGCATGGGCTTTCTGATGCACACCAAGAACATCGATCCCGAGGGGCGCAAGGTGGTGCGAGCCGGCGGGGAGCTGCTGGAGCGCTATCGAATCGCCCGCGCTGGCGCCGTGAGCAAGCTCATGGAGCAGGTAATCGAGCAACCGCGCAACTTCCGCGGCGATCTGGTGGCAGAGCATGGCTGATCAGAACCCGAGCAACGCCGACGCGGCAGTCGATACGGCGCCGGAATCGCCCCAGTCCGACACCTGGCTGCAGATGGCGCGCGATGCGCACCAGCAGTCGACCGACTGGTTCGATGCCAGCCTGCGGCCGACGATCGAGAAAGCGATGGCGCACTTTGCCAACAGGCACGCGCCGGGGTCGAAGTACCACACCGACAGCTACAAGTACCGGCACAAGGGTTTCCGCCCCAAGACGCGCTCCACCATCCGGCGCAACGAGGCGGCGGCGGCCGTAGCGTTCTTCAGCACGCAGGACATGGTGACCATCGCCGCCGAGAACGAGGTCGACGAGGGGCAATTGGTCACGGCGCAGATTCTCGGCGAGCTGCTGAACTACCGCCTGGACGATTCAATCCCGTGGTTCCTGATCCTGATTGGTGCCTACCAGGACGCGCTGAATACCGGCGTGGTGATTTCGCATCAGGACTGGCATTTCCATGAGATCACGCGCAAGGTGCCGGCCGGCACTGGCGTGATGGACATGGCCGGCAACCCGGCGATGATCGATGAAGCCGAGGCGCTGGCCGACAAGCCGCGCGTAACGCTGGTGGCGATCGAGAACTTCCGGATCTCGCCGGCGGCCGACTGGACGGACCCGATCAACTCGTCGCCCTATGTGGTCGAAATGATCCCGATGTTCATCGGCGACGTGAAAACCGAAATGGTTGCCGGGCGCTGGATCGAGTACAGCGACGGCGAGATTGCCGGCGCCGCCCAGACGCAATACGACAGCGTGCGCGCGGCGCGTGATGGCACCAAGCGGACCGACGCCAAGGACGTGCGGCACGCGACAACGGCGTTCGATACGGTCTGGGTGCATCGAAACATCATCCGCCACAACGGCGAGGACGTGATTTTCTACACGCTGGGCACGCATTTGCGCCTGTCCGATCCGGTGCCGCTGCGCGAGGAATACCGCAATCTGGCGCCCGGCGAGCGGCCCTATGTGATGGGCTCCTGCCTGATCGAGACGCACAAGGCCTACAAAGCCGGCCTCAACGAACTGAGCTTCGGCCTGCAGGAAGAGGCGAACGAGATCCAGAACCAGCGCCGGGATAACGTCAGCCTGGTGATGAACAAGCGCTACTTCGCGCGCCGCACGGCCAATATCGATTACCGCAGTCTGACCCGCAACGTGCCGGGCTCGATCACGTTGATGGACGACATCAACACCGATCTGAAGTGGGACAGCCCGGGCGATGTCACGGGATCGAGCTATCAGGAGCAGGATCGCGTCAGCCTGGACTACGACGAGCTGGCCGGTACGTTCTCTCCGGGGTCGGTGCAAAGCAATCGGCAACTGAACGAGACCGTCGGCGGCATGAAGCTGCTGAACGGCGACGCCAATGTGGTCACGGAGTACCAGCTTCGCGTGCTGGCCGAAACGTGGGTGGAGCCAGTGCTGAAGCAACTGGTGCGGCTGGAGCAGGCCTACGAGACAGACGCCAAGGTGCTGGCCATTGCCGGGCAGAAGGCGCAACTGTTCCAGAAGTTCGGCATCGATGAAGTCACCGACGCGCTGCTGCAGGGCATGGTCACGGTGCGCGTGAATGCCGGGTTTGGCTCAACCAATCCCCAGGCGCGCATCGAGAAGCTGGCGCTGGGCCTGAGCACGGTTGGCAACTTCCTGCCTGCTGTGATTCAGGAACTTGACCCCAAGGAAGTGATTACCGAGGTCTTCGGCGCGCTGGGCTACAAGGGCGCCGATCGGTTCTTTCCGAAGCTGGGGCAGGGCGAGGATCCGCAGGTTGCTCAACTCAAGCAGATGGTGCAGCAGCTTCAGCAGGCTCTGCAAGGCAAGCAGATGGAGGTCGAGGGCCGCATCAAGGTCGCACAGATCAACAAAGATGGCCGATTGCAGCAGGAAGACCGGCGCCAGGCCGGTATGTTGGCGATCAGCCGGCAGGAAGCCATCGCCGATTTCGAGCTGGCACGCATCCAGGCATCGCTCGACGCCATCGACAAGCAACTGGAAGGGCAGCGCAACCAGATCGAGGTCGGCCGCCTGCAGAACGAGCGCGCGGCGCTGCTGAACCAGATGCAGACCCGGCGCGAAGAGCTTGCTAATGACCGGCTGATGTCGAACCCGACAGGCGCCATGAGCACGGTACTGGCCAATGATCGCTTCAACCAGATTCCCGGGGCCGTGGGATGAGCGAGGACACCGACCATTTCGTGCAGATCGCCCGCACGGGCATCGATGCCGAGGTCTTCATGAGAACGCCGCTCGGCAAGTTCTTGGAGAGCAAGGCCATGGCCGAGGAAGCCGATGCACTGGCGGCCCTGGTGGATGCCGATCCGGAAGACGCCAAGGTGAATCGCGAGCTGCGCAACCAGATCCACGTTTCCCGCATGTTCCTGGTCTGGATCCGCGACGCGATCAACGCCGGGCGCTCCGCGCATGCCCAGTTGCAGGAAATGGACGAACTGGCCCGCAGCAACCGCTAGGCCAGACAGTTTCAAGGTTTCACAACCAGCCCGCCGTGTGCGGGCTTTTTTTCGCCTATCCCACGGGACGGCAAGGAGAGCAGAGCATGACCACAGCAGCCGATGCAGTTGCAGCAGATTCCGCCGTTGCCGATGAACAGGACGGCAACCGGTCACAAATCGTCGATCCGGCCGCCACGCAGGTCAGCGACCAGATCACTGGCACTGACGTCGAGCAGCCGGTTGATGACGTTCGCGCCGGCATCTACGCGAAGCACGCCGAGCAGCGCAAGGCAGAGCTGGGAGCAGCAACCCCGCCGGAGCTGGACCCGGAAGAACAGATCACGGTCAAGGTCAATGGCCGCGAACGCCAGGTAGCGCGATCGAAGATCGACGCGGCCGGCGGCATCGAGGCGTACCAAAAGAATGCGGCGGCATCCGAAATGCTCAACCAGGCCAGCGCCGAGGCGCGGCGGGTGCGCGAGCAGGCGGATGCACTGGCAATTCGAGAGCGAGACATCGCTGAACGCGAACAACGATTGCAGCAGGCGGCGGCAGAAAAGCCGACGCCATCCACCGAGCTACCGGCCGACGCCGGCGCTCTGAAGTCCATGGCAAGGCAGTACCACGACGCAATGCTCGACGGCGACATCGACAAGGCCGACGAGCTGCTACTCCAGATCAACGCGGCGCAAAAGACGGCTACCGCGATCAATCCGGACGAGATTGCGCAGCGTGCCGTGCAGCGTGCCAGGGAAGAATTGACGGCAGACCAACGACGTGAAGCGGCCCAGCGATTCGAGGCCGATCGTCAGGCGGCCGTCTCCGAGTTTTCCGTGAAGCACAAGGATCTGGCGAGCAATCCCGATGCGTTCGGGATGGTCGATGCCAAAACCCTCGAAGTCCACCGCGAGCATCCCGATTGGCCTGCCGCGGCGATCATCGATGAGGCGGCAACGCGCGTCAGGAACCTGATCAAGAGCGTTTCGACGCCGACGACGACCAGCGCCAAGCTGGACGCCAAGCGGTCGCGGACGCAAATCAACGGGGGATCCGCCCGCGCCGCACCGCTGCCCGGTCCGGTCCCTCAAACCAGAGCCAGTTACGTCTCTGACTTGCGCAAGCAGCGCGGTCTGGACGTGTAACCAAGGAGATTCATCATGCAAGTGTGGGAAACCGATGCCGCCGGCGGATACATGTATTCCGACCAGCTTTCGACCGTCCTTCGCAACGCCCTGCAGCCGATGTCGCGCTTCCAGCAGCATTGCGATGCCGACGACTTCACCGACAAGGGGCTGAACAAGGGCGAAGCGTTCAACTGGAACATCTACAGCGACGTGGCCAACCAGGGCGGCCGGCTGGACGAAACCCAGAAGATGCCGGAAACCTCTTTCACGATCACCCAGGGTACCGGGGTCGTGTATGAGTTCGGCAACAGCGTGCCGTACTCCGGCAAGCTCGATGACCTGTCTGCGCACCCGATCAAGCAGATCATCCACAAGGCACTGAAGAACGACGCCAACAAGGCCTTCGAGGCAGAGGCGCGCGCGCAGTTCGCCGCCACCAAGCTGACCGTCACGCCGACCAGCGGCGACAGCGCGACCGCCATCACGCTGGAAACCACCGGCACGGCGACGGCGACCAACAACTTGGCGATGAACACCACCCACGTCAAGCTGATCTCCGACCAGATGAAGGAACGCAACATCCCCATCTACTCGGACGGCAACTACCGCTGCATCGGTCGCCCGAGCACCTTCCGCGCCTTCAAGGACGGTCTGGAGTCGGTGCACAGCTACGTCAGCGAGGGTTTCCGCATGATCCTCAACGGCGAAGTCGGCCGCAGCTACGAGGGCATCCGCTTCTTCGAGCAGACGGTGATCGCGTCGCAGGCCTGGAGCAACGCCAAGTCGGACGAGGCGTTCTTCTTCGGCGAGGACACCGTGATCGAGGCTATCGTTTGCCCGCCGGAGATCCGCGGCAAGATCCCGCAGGACTTCGGCCGCGACAAGGGTGTGGCCTGGTACGCGCTCGAAGGCTTCGCCATCGTGCATACCGCGGCCGCGCAGTCCCGCATCGTCAAGTGGGCGACGGCAGCCTAATCGGCGGCCTGATCCCGTTCCGGGCCGCTTCGGCGGTCCGGTGACAACCCTCTTCAAGGAGAAGCACCATGAGCTACAGCAATCCCCATGTCGTCACCTACAAGTTCGCCTCGCATGACTTCGGCGCCGGCGCGGGTGCGAGTTCCTTCAAGGCGCCGAATGGCTACTCGAAGGGCCGCATTCTCGACGTCGGTCTGATGGACATCACCGAGACCTTCACCAACGCCACGACCCCGGGCTATGTCCGTGTCGGCACCGCCGGCGACGCCGATGCCTACGCGCAACTGGACTGTGGTGTGGCGGCGGCGACCGACACCTACAACACCCAGAACGACACCGACGCCATCATCGAGGCCGACATCGATAGCACCCAGATCGAAGTCGCGTTCATCGCCCCGACGGGCGGCACGCCGGCCGGTATCGCTTCGGCCTTCGTGGTTGTCGCCTGGTTCGCTTAACCCAGCAAGGAGAACCGCCATGGAAACCAAGAGCAAGGAAGACCTCGGCTTGTCCGAGCAGCAGAAGTTCGACGTGCAGAAGTCGCCGCGCCCCGAAACCAACGAGCAGGAACAGCGCCCGCTGGCCGACAAGACGCCGGTGAAGTCCGATCGCGGCACCTTCCCGACCAAGTAATCCGGTCGGACTGCAACGAGATCAGGGCGGCCTCTCGCGGGGCCGCCCTTTTTACTTTCACGGAGGGCACGGAATGTCCAAGCGATCCGAAGAAATGCAGAGCCCGTTCTTGGTCTACGAGAAGCCTCTGCCGACGAAATTCACCCATCCGCGCGACTGGGGCATGGAAGGCAATCGCCCTGTCTGCTGCGCCGATGAGAAGCAGGCCACCACGAACAAGCCCGCCGAGACCGGCCTGATTGTTCGCCAACCGCTGTAACCACCAACCACGGGGAACACGAACATGGACATCGACACGCTGAAGGGCCTGCACTGGCAGACGCTGAAGAAGATGATGGAAGACGCCGGTCTGGAGTTCAAGAGCAAGGATCAGGCGATCGAGGAATTGGCGAAGTTGCAGCCGCCTGCTGCCGATCATCCGCTTGCCGCTGATCCGGATGCGAACCAGCCGACCGATCCCGCCGCCGGCGACCCGCCGCCTGCTGATCCGGCTGCCATCGATCCACCGCCGGCCGATGCCGCCCCAGCCGTCGAGGAACCCGCGCCGGCGCCGAGGTTCGACCGCCGCAAGCCCTATGGCGAGATTTCCGGCGACATTCCCGAGTCTCCCGGCGCCCGCTTCGTGCAGGGCGGTCTGTACTTCAACAACGCCGGCGACGTCGTAGGGAAGGCGTAAGTCGTGGCGAAGTCGACCTTCCTCCAGTTGTGCCAGAAGACCCGCCGCGAATGCGGGATCAGCGGCACGGGCCCGGCGGCCGTCACCAGCCAGACCGGGGTGCTGGAGAAGGTCGTCAATTGGGTCGCCGACGCCGATGTCGAGATTCAGGGACGCTGGACGGACTGGAACTTTCTCCACGTTTCGATCTGGAGCCACAACACCATCGCCGGCACGGCGACCGTGGCGGCGCCATCCGATCTCGGCGTCTGGGATCGCGAGTCCTTCTACCTGGACTACAGCACGGCCGACCACAAGCAACTGACCGTGATCGACTACAAGGTGTGGCGGCGGGATCTCCGGCAGGGGGTGAAAACCAACCAGCAGCCGGACAGCGTGATCATCCTTCCCGACCAGTCGCTGCGCCTGGAGTCGCCGCCGGATGACGTCTATGCGCTGACGGCCGACTACTGGAAGCGCCCGGCCAAGATGACGGCAAACTCCGACACGTCGCCGATCCCGGAAGAGTACGAGCGCATCATCGTCGCCCGCGCCAAGATCGCCTATGCGGAAGACCAGGGCGCTCCGGAAGTGCTTATGTCGGCCCAGATCGAGTTCGACGATCTGCTGGACAAGCTGGAATCCAAGTACCTGCCGAATCAGCAGGGTAGGCGCCAGGCGGATCCCGGCATGATGGTGGTTCGCTCAGAATGAGGGCTGTTCCATCCAAGCGCCCGAAGGCGCGCACGGCGGAGTCGGTTCAGACCGCCTATGTGCCGCTGCTGGGCGGTGAGGATCTGGTTTCCCCGGCGTTGAGCATCAATCCGGGCGCGCTGATGTTCTCGGAGAACTACGAACCCGGCATCGTCTATGGCTACCGGCGCGTCGATGGCTTCGAGCGAGCTGATGGAAGGCCGAGGCCGTCGGATGCCTCGTACTGGACCCTCAACTTCGACGGCGGCAGCGCCGACTTTGCCGTCGGCGACATCATCACCGGCGGGACATCGGCTGCCACCGGCGAGGTTCTGGTGGTCACCGTGACATCGGGCACCTGGGGCGGCGGGAATGCCGCCGGCAAGCTGGTCCTGTTCAACGTCAGCGGCACCTTCCAGGACAACGAGGCAATCACGGCAGCCGGCGGCGCGGCTGTGGCCAATGGCGCAGCCAATGAGCGCGGCGCCACGAACGACACGGATGACTCCACCTGGCTGCAGGCGGCGATCGAGGCAACGCGCACCGACATTCAGACCGTTCCGGGGTCTGGCCGCATTCTCGGCGCGTGGCTCTACAGCGGCACCAAGTACGCATTCCGCAACAACGCCGGCGGCACGGCGGCCGTGATGTTCAAGTCGTCGGTCTCGGGATGGACGACGGTATCTCTTGGCCGCAAGCTGGATTTCACGTCGGGCGGTGTGACACCCATCGCCGAAAACGACGTAATCACCGGGGCCGTTTCGGGAGCGACGGCGACCGTCAAGCGCGTGGTTGTGACGTCGGGCGACTGGGCTGGTGGTACGGCTGCCGGCTATTTCGTCTTTGCCAGCCAGACCGGCACGTTCCAGGCCGAGAACCTGAACGTCGGCGCCAGCCTGAACCTGGCCACCATTGGTGGCGACAGCGCGGCGCAGACGCTGCTGCCCAGCGGCCGCTACGAGTTCATCAACAAGAACTTCTACGGGTCGACGGCGACGCGGCGCATGTACGGCTGCGACGGCGTCAACAAGGCATTCGAGTTCGACGGCACCACGTACTGCCCGATCACCACGGGCATGACGGACGACACGCCGATCCACATTACCGAGCACAAGAAGCAGTTGTTCCTGGCATTCCGCAAGGGTTCCGTGCAGCACTCGGCGCCCGGCGAGCCGCTGGTATGGGATGCGGTAGTCGGGGCGTCGGAGATTGCCACCGGCGACGAAATCACCGGCTTCTCGCTGGTGCCGGGTGGCGTGCTGGCCGTGTTCAACCGCAACCAGACCTACCTGCTCTACGGTTCCAGCATCGCCGATTGGGACTTCCGGCAGCACGCCGAGGATTCCGGCGCGATCGAGTGGTCGATACAGTCGATCGGAGCGCCGCGCTACATCGATGACCGGGGAATGACCAGCCTGGACGCCGTGCAGAACTTCGGCGACTTTGCGGCTTCGACCTTCAGCCAGAGGGTGCAGCCGCTGCTGGATGCCAAGCTGCGCGATTCATCGGTGACGGCCTCGGTTCGCGTGCGCACCAAAGACCAGTATCGCGTGTTCTTCGCCGACGGCACGGGCGTGATCGCCAAGTTTCGCCCCAATGGAACGGAATTCACGCGCATCAACTACGGCATCGTCGTGCGCTGCGCCTGCTCGGTCGAGGACACCACGGGCCGGGAAGTGCTGTTGCTCGGGTCGGATGATGGCTATGTCTATGAAATGGACGCCGGCACGTCATTCGATGGCGAAGAGGTTGTTGGCTATCTGCGTCTGCCATTCGGGCACATGAAGTCGCCGCAGCAGAACAAGCACTTCTACAAGGCCGTGCTGGACATGGATGCGCCGGGCGGAACGGTGCTCACCTTCACCCATGGGTTGAATTACGGCGACCCAGAAACCCCGCTTGGATCGACGCAAGACATCGACGTGCAAAGCGGTGGCGGCCAGTGGGGAAGCGCGGTCTGGTCGGAATTCGTCTGGGGCGCCCAGGTGGTCGGTACCGCCGAGGGCTGCATCGACGGCGATGGCGTGAATCTCGGCATGCTGATCCGGTCGGCAACCACCTATGACCGGCCGCACACCATCAACGGCGTGAATATTCACTATTCGAGAAGGGGTAGGGCGCGATGAGCGATTACTTTGACGCGAGCGGGAATCGCATCAGCGATGGCCTGACAGCGCGGGCCGCTGACGTTAATACGCTGCGCGATGAGGTTGGAGCGGGGTTCGATCTGCTGCCTGACGTAGCTAGGCTAGATGCCGGAACAGTGAACTTTGCCGTCGATACCGGAACAGCGAACACTTATCTAGTTTCGCTGTCGCAAACGCCGGCAAGTTACACCGACGGTCTGCTGGTGACGATGCGGCCAGCCAACAGCAACTCAGGCGCATCGACCATCAACGTCGACGGTCTCGGAGTCAAGTCGATTCGCGGAATCGACGGCCTGGCCATCAGTGCCGGGGATATTGTGGCTGGAATCCCGATTGACCTTCGGTACAGCACGGCGACCGGGTACTTCCATCTAGCCCCGAATTCTGCCGCTGATGCAACTGCCGCCGCTGGCTCTGCTGCTGCTGCTGCGACCTCTGCATCTGCTGCGGCAACGTCCGCCAGCGCCGCATCCACGTCGGCGTCGACGGCTTCGACGCAGGCCGGCAACGCATCGACCTCGGCGACGAATGCCGCGACGTCGGCAAGCAATGCCGCGACATCTGCCATCGCGGCACAGACCGCCGAAACCAACGCGGAAACCGCCGAGACGAATGCCGAGACAGCCCTAACTGATGCACTGGCGATCTACGGCTCCATCGCTGCCGTGCAATCCGCCGCCAGCGATGCCGCCGCGTCCGCGCTTGCTGCTCAGACCGCCGAGACGAATGCGGAGACGGCGGAAACCAATGCCGAGACGGCAGAGACTAATGCCGCCGCATCCGCTGCCGCCGCCCTGGCTTCCGAGAACGCCGCCGAGCTTGCCTACGCCAACTCAATAGCAATCTACGGATCACTTACCGCTGTGCAAGCCGCGCAGACGGCCGCTGCCGCTTCGGCAGTCTCTGCGGCAACCAGCGCGGCGACCGCCACCACTCAAGCCACTGCCGCTGCCGCCTCGGCTGATGAGGCTCAGGCCGCATGGACCGCCGCCCTGGCCGCCAACCCCGACCTCAATCCATCGGTGCGCATGAACCCCTCCACGATCACCGACGACCTGACTGTCCCCGCCGGCTACAACGCCTACTCTGCCGGCCCGCTGACGGTCGGCGAGGATGTTGAAGTCACCCTTGAAGACCACTCGAACTGGAGC